ATTATTAAACGGTTTAAATAACGCATTACTTACGACAGACAAAGTTGCTAACGATATGTTGGCTAGATGGAAAAATAACCTGGTTCTTACAAAATCAGTATACAGAGACCTTGAAGGTCAATTTGGAGAAATTGGTGACACTATCAATGTTAAACTTCCAAATAATGTTATTGTTAACGATGGAAATGTAGCAACAACAACAACTCCATTAAATGATAAAACAGTAGCACTTGTAGTTAACAAACAAAAAAATGTTAAGTTTGCATGGGGAATGAAAGATAAAAAACTTTCAATCAATCAATTTGGTGAAAGATACCTTGAACCAGCTGCAAATCGTTTAGCAAATGTTGTCGATATTGACATTGCAACAGAGATGAGAAAAGCATATACTCCATTTGGTACAGTAGGCGGAGCATTAACTTATACTGATGTAACACTTGGTGCAGCATATGGACAAAACATTGCAATTCCTACAGATAATATGTGCCGTTTAATTACTAACACTATTGATAAAGCTAATATCTCTAATGCAATCTCTGGACTACAGCAACAACAACTTGTTAAAGATGCTATCCAAAAAGGTTACGCTGGTGAAATTGCAGGTTTTAACACTTTCTTTTCTCAAAATATTCTTACTCACACAGTAGGAACAGACGCAGGAACAGAAGTTGTTGACGGTGTTATTGCTAACGGTAATGAAATTGATGTTAAAACTTCACAAGCTGGTGCTTTTGCGATTGGAGACAGATTTACAGTAGCAGGTACTGTTGAAATCAATCCAATTACTAAAGCAGTAACAGGTCGTTTACAAACTTTTACAGTTCTTGCTGGTACAGCTTCAGGAGCAACAACAACATTGACAGTTTCTCCAACAATTAATATCGGTGGTGGTACAACTCTTGATGGCGAAGGTAATTCAATTACAACAGCTATGGATCAAAACATGATTTCAGATGGTGCAACAGACCCAGCAATTACAGTTCTTGGTGATGCAGGTGGAACATATCGCGAAAACTACATCATGCACAGAGATGCAGTAGCTATGGCAATGGTATTTTTAGATTTACCAGCTTCAGGACATGGTTCAAGAGCAAGTGATAAGCAAACAGGATTAAATATCTCTGTTTCTGAATACTTCAACGGAGACCAAAATCAAAACAACTTGAGAATGGATATTCTTTATGGTGTTAAGATGGTTCGCCCTGATTTAATTATGAGAGCAACTAACCAAAAAATAGGTTAATAGTGAGGGCTTTTGCCCTTATTATTTAGTCTAACTTAAAAGGATAGTAAAATGAAAGAAGTGAAAAGACATTTATACCTAAACGGAGATCGTGAATTAGTTGTTGAAGATTCAGCAAAATGCAAAGATTTGATTGAAGCAGGGTGGGGACTAGATAGAAATACAATATCGAATATTGTAGATGAAGAACAGACTCCAGAAAATGAAGATAAAAAAATTCCTCTTTCTGCGTACACAAATGGAGAAATCCTTTTAATGCTAGAAGAAATCAAGCAAGAATGTGTGAAAAGAGAATTAGAGATTAGCGAAGTAATTCCTTTTGACGAAGATAGTGATGGTGAAGGTGATGTGGATTTAAACACTCTTGACCGTGATGTGCTATATGAAATGGCGAAAGAAAGAGAGCTTTCAATTCCAGCAAATATTGGAAAAGAAAAACTTATTGATAGATTAATGGAGAGCCAAGATGAGAAGTAGTCAAGGAGATTCACTAGGGTTAGTTACTCTAACTCAAGGCAAAATTAATGTAACCTCTACATCTGCTACGGTGGATGTAATCAAAGATGGTATAACAACAGTCCAATGTACTGTAATTGGAACAGCAACGATAGTATGGAAAGATGGAACAACAGTAACTCCTGTACCATTTGTAGCTGGACAAGAAAACTCAATAGAAAGAGATTCAATAAGTACATTTGAAGTTCTAACAGGAACATTTAATTTCGGCTTAGATTAAAAAAGGCTAAAAAATGCTAATATCAAAAACGATTGATGATGCTTTAGTTGAGATAGGTGTAAACGACCCATCCGATGAAGCAACACCACAAGACCATGAGTTTGGCTTAAGGTCGTTAAATAGAATAGTAGACCTATTTAACACACAAAATCTATTAATCACCTATTCTGAAGATATGGAGTTTCTAGCACCATACACTACAAATGAATGTGAAAGTGCAGACCCCGATGATTTTACTGTAAGGTTATGGAATTCAAGTGTAACTATTGGACATTGTCAAGATATTAACCAAGCAGCACCAATGGATATTCAAGGGCTATTTTGGAGACAAGATGGAACAGATTATCAATCTAAACCAATGACACTAGATGAGTGGGCTTCAATAAGCTTTAAAGAAGTAGAGGGTATCCCAACAAGACATTATATTCAAAGAATAGACAATAACAATGTAAAGATTTTCTTTGATATGATACCTCAGAGCATACTAAAATTACATATTCAAGCAAAAATGCCTTACACTGGTAAAAATAGTGTAGGAAATGAATTTATACCGACTGATGATATTAATTGGGGATATGGTTTTGAAAAGATGTTAATGAAGAGACTTGCAGTAGAATTAGCACCCTCGTATGGGGTAGAAGCTTCAGCAATAGTAATCAGCTCAGCAATAGAAGCAGAGAATTATGTAAAATCATACAACTATCAACCAAGAACATTAAGCAAAACATCAACCTTTGGAAGAAACAGATTCGTAAGCAGAAACAACAGAGCGAGATACTAATATGTCGAACATGGTAAAAATACCATTTGCTATTTCTAGCGGAAGTGCGTACTCAAAGAAAAATAATAGATCAGAGTTATTAAATCTTTACACCCACATTGAAGAACAAGGAAGCAAAAGTAATCATATTTTATTAAATACTTCTGGCACAACAGAGAGAGTAGAATTAGACTTTAAAATATATGGAATGTATGAGTTTTTAGGGAAAGTGTATATTGCAACTTCTCTGAAACTATATCAATATGATAGATATACAAACGCTTACAAAAGCGTTGGAAATGTTAACTTTTCTCAGAAAGTTGTTTTCTCTGATAATGGCATAGATTTAATGGTTGTTGGCAGTAATGGATACTCATATACTCCATCAACGGAAATATTTAAAGTTATGGCTAATGAAGAGGGATGGTATCCATCAAGCACAGTTGCATTTATGGATGGATATTTCATATTCAACAGAGAGGGAACAGGGCAGTTTTTTATCTCAGAACTTTATAGCACAATTATTGATCCAATTGATTGGGCTACAGGAGAGGCAGCACCAGATGATACAGTAGGAGTTGCTGTTTCACTTAGACAACTATGGATAATCGGGGAACGCTCTACAGAAGTGTGGTACGATAGCGGAGACCCTGACTTTCCATTCACAAGAATATCGGGAGCGGTTAGTGATATAGGGTGTGCAAACAATCAAACAATTGCCCAGATAAGAGATTCTATTTTCTTTGTAGGGAATGATAATAAAGTGTATCAGACAAAAGGATACACACCAATAATTGTAAGCACTTCTGCAGTAGATTTTAACATATCTAAAGCTGACAGAACTACACTTGAAGCATTCACATACACAGAGAACGGTCATTGGTTTTATGTTCTCACACTAGGTAATGAAATAACATTCGTATATGACATAGATACAGCACAATGGCACAATAGAGAAAGCGTACTTCTTGGAAAATGGATGATTGATGGAGCTATAAACTTTTATGATGATGGAATAGCTATTGGTTACGGAGACAAAAAGATTTACGATATTTCAATAGATACTCTAACAGACAATGGGCAAAGAATAAGAAGAGAAGCAGTTTCGCTTCCTATTAATAAAACTGTAAACAGAATAAGAATTTATGAAATGCAACTAGATATGGAAGCTGGTTACGATACAGAAGCAGAAGTAATACTTCAACTCTCAGAAGATAGCGGTAAAACATGGGGAAACAATAAAGTAGCAACAACCGGCAAAAAAGGTCAATTCAAAAACAGAGTAAGGTGGTTGAGGTTAGGGCAAACAAGAGATGCAATAGTAAGAATAGTTACCACAGACGCTATCCCTATTAGAATAAATGGGCTTTATGCAAGGATAACATAATGCAAAATATTTCCCCATTACCAGTTCACGAAGCTATTACAGAAAACGGTAAGCCCACAATAGCATTTATTAGATATTTACTGGACCTAAGACAAAACGGTTTATCTAATAACCAAACAATAAAAGAAATTATTGAAAACCTCAACAACATTCAAGAAGAACTAGACAATACTCAAATCGGAGCAGGACTAGAAGACGGTGGAAGCTATAAAGCCTCTTCAGTATCTAATTACATAAACGAGGCAATATCACTGTATAGTGCTGACATATTGTTAGATACAGCTATCTACACACATACAAGAGAGCTAGTAATTTCTACTGGTGCAGACTTAGAATTAAATGCAATTTCACAAACAGTATTTGTTGATGCAGTAAGCGGAGACTTATACATAACTCTTCCTTCGCCATCAAATTGTTTCGATGCAAACAGGTCACTAAGAATAGCAATACACAAAATTGATTCAAGTGAAAATATTATTAACATTATTCCAAATGGCAGTGAGTTGATAGTTGGAGAGTCAAGTCAAACATTAGAGTACGAAGGCGAGATATTAAATTTCATAACCGATGGAAAAAATTGGTACTTAGGAGCATAAAATGAGTTTATTAAGAAACGTAAACTTACACGATGGGGAAGGAAACCCGATAGGGTCACTAAACGGAGCAATAGACATTCATCAAGCAG